AAAAAAATAGAAATTAAAGAATCTAAAGGTTCGGCTTCTAAGCCTGTCGCCTCTACTAAGTCCGAAAAACAGGAAGTAATTTCTGAAGGACATGAGTTGAGAGACAGATTTAAGAAACTGGCTGGTATTCTTTAATATTAATTGGAGAAATTATAATGTCAAATCATAAAAACCTCGGTGCAGTCGAGAAATTGATGGATGGATATAATCCTTACCGTCAAAGACAAGAGGAAACTCGCGGCTTGATTAAGAAGTGGGAACCCACCGGATTATTAGAAGGTTTGAACACAGAGCAACAGACTAGTGGTATGGCAGTACTACTTGAGAACCAGGCTCGTCAGTTAATCGACGAATCTAGTCACACAGGTACATCTGCTAACTCTGAAGAATGGTCTGGTGTTGCACTCCCATTGGTTAGAAAAATCTTTGGTGAGTTAGCTGCTCAAGAGTTCGTCTCTGTTCAACCTATGAATCTTCCAAGTGGTCTTATTTTCTACCTTGATTTCAAGTACGGAACAGCACAACCAGGCTTTGGTGACGGTGACCAGGTATTCGGAATTACTTCCGGTTCAGGTGATCCTAAACAAGGTCTTTATGGTGCGGGTAGATCTGGATATTCTATAAATGACCATACATCAGTATCAGTATCAACAGATGGGCCTGCTTTGGCTCGTACTGGTTCAGTAGTATGGGAAGATGTAGATTATGAACCAGACCTATCTTCATCACTTGCAGACTTATCATTTATTGACTTTCCAATAGCTTCACTTACAAATCCTGATCTTGAAGGTGTGAAGTCATTTGTCATAACTGGTTCAACAGCGTTTACTGCTGTCTACCCAGCTTACACAAAGGTATTGGATGGTGTTAGTGGTAATGAAGTTAACCCATCTGATGGTGGTGCATCACATATTCGTTTCATCGTTGACCAAAATGGTCTAACACCAAGTGCATCAGTACAATTCCACAAGCAGCCTACAGACACCACACGTGGTGACTTTGAAGCTACTTCTGCTGGTACTAGTGCAAATCCTGAAACCGATATTGATATACCAGAAATTGATATATCTATGCGTTCAATTCCAATTGTCGCTAAAACACGTAAGTTAAAAGCAGTATGGACTCCTGAGCTTGCTCAAGACCTTAACGCTTACCATAGTGTTGATGCAGAAGCGGAACTTACATCGCTATTAAGTGAGTACGTATCAATGGAAATCGATTTAGAAATCCTAGATATGTTACATTTAAATGCTAACGCAAAGACTGAATACTACTCAGCAAAAGTTGGATACGAATATAATCCTGTATCTAAACTATTTGATGAAGTATCTGGTAATTCAAATGCATATACCAAAGGAACTTGGTTCCAAACACTTGGAAACAAGATACAGTCTGTATCTAATGCGATTCATCAGAAAACACTACGTGGTGGTGCAAACTTCATCGTAGTAAGTCCTGAAGTCGCAACTATCTTGGAATCTATTCCTGGATACGCTACAGATAGTAATGCTGACTCAAATAATAAGCAGTATGCAATGGGCGTACAGAAAGCAGGTCTGTTAAATAACAGATTTACTGTCTATAAGAACCCATATCAGTTCGAGAATGTAATTCTTGTTGGTTTCCGTGGAAGTAACTTCCTAGAAACTGGTGCTGTGTATGCTCCTTATGTACCGTTAATCATGACACCTCTGGTGTATGATCCTAAGAACTTTACTCCACGTAAAGGTGTAATGACACGTTACGCTAAAGAAATCGTGAGACCAGAGTTCTACGGTAAGGTCATCGTTGCTGATGTTAACTTTGTTTAATATCCGTTGAGACTGTACTTTAGGTACAATATAAAAAGGGGAAGTCTAACTTCCCCTTTTTTTATGCTCTTAATATTTATTAATGAATAAATGTAATAAATTTAGGAGATTTTCATGGCACAAGAAGCAATTTGGCCAGGTAGTAGTTCATTTTCATCAGGTGAAACACCTTATGGTTTTTATGACGACGACATAGAATTTGCAGGAACAGGTTCACACTCCGTGGATAGATTCGCAGATTGGGCAGCTCGTAGGTTGGGTCATCCGATTATGTCAGTTGAATTACAAGAAGGACAATTCTACGCTTGCTACGAAGAATCAATAACCGAGTATTCAGCACAAGTCAATCAGTTCAATATTAAGGACAATTTACTTACACTTCAAGGACAACCGACAGGTTCTAATGTTACACATAAGAGAATCACACCCACTTTGGGTAGAACAGTTGCTCTGTCGAAACAATATGGGACAGAAGCTGGGGTCGGAGGTAATGTTGATTACAAAAAAGGAAGTATCCAAGTCACGGAGGGTAATCAAGAATATGATTTAGATGCATTATTCGCAAATGTTTCAGAAAGTGGAGCAATCGAAATCAAAAGAATCTATTATGAGGGTACACCTGCTATGCAACGATTCTTTGATCCATATGCGACCACTGGTTATGGAACACTTAACATGGTAGAGGGCTTCGGTTTTGGAAATCATTCCCCCGCAGTATCCTTTACATTGATGCCAATATTTGAGGATTTACTAAGAGTTCAGGCAATAGAGTTGAACGACTCTATAAGGAAGTCAGCTTATTCATTTACATTAGTAAATAATAAACTCAGAATATTTCCAGATCCAGAAGAAGATAGTACGATATATTTTGATTATGTCAATATAACTGATAGAGATAATCCATTACAGACTGAGTTTAGTGGTTCGGCTGATGTTGTATCAGATTTTTCAAATGTGCCTTATGACAACATGGAGTTTAGATTTATAAATGATGTTGGAAAACAATGGATAAAAAAATATGGATTAGCTCTATGTAAAGAATTGCTTGGTATTATAAGAAGTAAGTATGGGACGATACCAATACCTAACGCAGAGACCAGTCTTGATGGAGATACTCTGAGGAGTGAAGCATCAGCCGAGAAAGAAACATTAATCACACAATTGAGAGAAATGTTAGAACAGACGAGTAGAAAAGCTTTACTAGAAGCTGATAAGGATGAAGCAGAATTCCTACAGGAGAAATTACAAAAAGTTCCCTACCCAATATACATAGGATAAAAAAATGCCGAGTCGTTTTTATTCACAAAAAGACATCGATACTTTCGATAAATTCAATAAAGAATTAGTAGGTAACCTTGCCACCGAACAAGATGGTATCATAAATCAACCTGTAATCATATATAAAGTTTCGGTCACAGATACCGAAGTTAACATGTACGGTGAGACATCACAAGGTAAAGTATTCAAACCAGGTGTTCAAGCTGTCGCATTAGTTGAAGCCGAGGACCAGACCACGACGACGGATGAATTCGGACCAGATTTGAATCAAAACGCGGTATTTTCGTTTATCAGACAATCATTGGTTGATATCGATTATGTGATTGAAATCGGTGATGTGATTAATTGGAATGATGGATATTGGGAAATATCCTCTATCAATGAGAATCAGTTAGTTGGTGGACAAGTTGATTACAAACATTCAGTTGTATGTTCGACTTATCTGATAAGAATATCACATTTGAATATAGAAAGAATTAGGAGTATTTAATGCCAGGTTCTAGAACAACATCAGGCAAACCATTACCTAGAAAACAAAGGGTTTTGAACAGAGGATATCTTTACACAAGAAAAGATGAAAAAGTGAAAAATCCAGAGGTTACATTATTGGATATGGATAGTGCAATCATTTCGTATTTCGATGAGGTGATTCAACCGTCGGTCACAGACAATGGAGAAAATATAAAAGTTCCCATAATGTATGCATCACCTGAAAGATGGAAATCAATCAAACGTGATGGTTTCATGAGGGATAAAAAAAGACAAATAATAACACCTGTCATCGTATATAGAAGGACTAGTATCGAAAAGGATACCACAGTACCACAAGATAAACTTGACGCAAATGACCCACATATCTTCTATACTTTTGAAAAAAAGTTTTCCCAAGAAAATAGGTACGATAATTTTTCTCAACAAATAGGTCTTTTACCTCAACGTGAATACTACAATGTAATGTTACCTGATTATGTAACACTCCAATACGATTTTATCATATGGACATCATATATCGAACAGATGAATAAAATTGTTGAGAGGGTTGTATATTCCGATGGGGCGTATTGGGGACATCCTGATAAAATGAGATTCAGAACAAGTATCGACACATTCACAGATGCAAC